GCGGCTAGTTTTACTTCGGCTAGAGGATTTCAAATACAGTGTCAACATGCGGTAAACGATGCCATTAATTATATTAATCAAAGAGAGTTTGGTTGGCCTTTTAGCCACGCTACACAGACAGAAACACTTGTAGCAGCACAAACTCGTTATACTATTCCAACAGCAACACAACACGTAGATTATGAAACTTTTCGTATAAGCAAAGATAATACACTTGGTGTTGATGCCGTTACGTTGCGTGTATTAGATTATAAAGAATACGTAGATAAACATATTAGTCAAGAAACAACAGCAGATGTCGGTGGCGTTCCATCTTATGTATTTAGAACGCCGGATAATAACTACGGCTTATACCCTTACCCTGACAAAGCATATACATTAAAGTATGAATACTATTCTCGTCCTACAGCACTGACTGCAGCAACAGATGTTCCTACTGTACCTGAACAATTTAGACAGGTTGTTGCAGATGGAGCAACTGCTCACGCTTATCAGTACAGAGGCGAAGCACAGCACTACGGAATTAACTTTGCTAGATTTGAAGATGGTATTAAGCATATGCAATCCATCCTATTAAACAGGACAGACTATGTGAGGTCAACTTATCTTCCACATTCGGGTAGATATGGTATTAACGTAGCTGGATTTTAGAGGTCAATATGGCAGATACTTCCGGCCTTAACCCATACATGTTTGCTTGTGAAGGGGGTTTAATATTAAATCAAACACCCTTTGCACAACAACCCGGTACAGCGACTGAACTAGAAAACTTTGAACCTGCTATTACAGGTGGTTATCGTAGAATATCTGGTTACTCTAAATGGAACTCTAATATAGTTCCGCAAGACTCTAGCTCATCAGAACCTGTTTTAATGTCTGCTTATTTTAAGGGTAGTGTTATTGCCGCAAGAGGCGGTAAAATACATAAGGCAGGTAGTTCTGGTAGCTGGACACAAATAGATACAGGCAGAACTAGTGCAGGAAGGTATACCTTTTTTAGATATAATTTAGGCGGTACGGATTATATTGTATGGGCTGATGGGGCTAATCCTGCTTCTAAATATGATAATACTACCGTTACGGACTTAACTGCATCAAACTCTCCTGCAAATCCTAAATATGTAACAGGCTTTAAAAACGCTTTATTCTTTGCAGGTATGACAGCAAGCCCTCAAGAAATTATTTTTACTGCTCCTTATACAGATGATGATTTTTCACCAGCAAATGGTGCAGGAAGTATACAGGTAGATGATACTATAACGGCTCTTTATTCTTATCGAAACGAATTATACATATTTTGTGAAGAAAGAATTTTTAAACTAGTAGGGAACACTATATCCGATTTTGTTCTTCAACCTGTAACTAGAGAGATAGGATGTATTAACGGATTTACAATACAAGAGTTTGCAGGTGATTTAGTATTTTTAGGTAAGGATGGTTTACGCACTGTAGCAGCTTCAGAGAAAATTGGTGATGTTGAACTAGGCACAATTAGCCGTGTAATACAGCAGAGGTTTGATGGTGTTTCAAACGTAGATGAGTTTAACAGTGTAGTTATACCAGATAAAACACAGTATAGACTTTTCTTTTCAAATTCAGCAGTAACAAGGGATAATACAAAGGGTGTTATATGTGTTAAAAGAAATCAAAACTACGAGTTTGCAGATTTAAAAGGAATACGAGCAAACAGCACAGATAGTGTAGTTGTATCAGGAGACAGCGTAGTATTACACGGAGATTTTGACGGTTATGTATATCGGCAGGAACAAGGTAATAACTTTGATGGAAATACAGTAACTGGTAAATATCGCTCTCCTGATTTAGTTATGGGTGACGCTGGTATCAGAAAAAGATTTCAAAGAGTAATAATAAATTATGCACCTGAAGCTGTTGTTAACGCCGATTTATTTGTTAGGTATGACTACGAGACAGGAACTGCCCCAAGACCAGCAGCATATCCATTTTTAAATACTTCTGTTGTTGCTATATACGGTACATCTTTATATAATACAGCAACCTACGGTGGACAAATTAATCCCATTATAAGACAACCAATTGAAGGCAGTGGATTTTCAATAGCACTTAGAGTAAATGACAGGGGTACATCTGCACCTTACTCTTTAAAAGGATTTCAATTAGAGTTTCAACCTGACGCAAGGAGATAATTTATGGCAGGTTATAGCAGACAATCTACGTTTGTTGACGGAGATGTTATTCAAGCAGCCGATAGTAATGATGAGTTTAACCAGTTACTAGCAGCTTTTGTAAACTCAACCGGACACAAACATGATGGTACAACGGCAGAGGGTCCAGTTATTGGTTTAATTGGCGACCCCGGTGTAACTACGCCATTAAATAAAGTAGTTGTTGATAACACCAATAATCGTGTAGGATTGTTTGTTGATGCAGGTGGTGCTGGTTCATCTGTAGAACAAATTCGTTTTCAGGACGGTGCTATAGTTCCTGTTACGGACAATGATATAGACTTAGGTACGAGTTCTGCAGAATTTAAAGATGCTTATTTTGATGGTACAGTAACTACCGATGCTCTTGTAGCAGATACTGTTGATATAAACGGCGGCACTATTGATGGCGTAACTATAGGTGCAAATAGTGTTATAACTAATTTAGTTGTAGATAATATTGCTATCAACGGTTCAAACATAGGCCACACAGGTGATACTGATTTACTTACACTAGCTTCTGGAATACTCACTGTAGCTGGTGAAGTATCTATGACCACCTTAGATATTGGTGGTACTAATGTCACATCTACTGCTGCGGAACTTAACATATTAGACGGTGTTACATCTACGGCTTCAGAACTCAATATATTAGATGGTGTAACTTCTACAGCTTCTGAGCTTAACATACTGGATGGTGTAACCTCTACAGCTACTGAACTTAATATTGTAGATGGTGATACATCTATAGGTACTACAGCAGTAGCAGGTGGTGATGGCATTGTAACTAATGATGCAGGTACATTACGCCAAACAACAGTAGATACATTTGATACTTATCTTTCTCAGACTAGTAAAACTCTCACAAATAAAACATTAACAAGTGCTGTTCTTAATACAGG